GTTGGGGAAATTGTTAACAAAACTATTTCTGCTAAAGAAGCTGTTTCGGCAAACCCTGGGGATGCAACAGCTTCACTAGCTTACAGAGAAGGATTCATTCGCTTAAACGAATTGATGCCTAACATTCAGTCTATTCTGTTTGGCGAAAAACAACTTCGAAGCAATCTTGGGCGTGGCCTTGCAATGGCTAAGAATACGGCTTTTGACGCTAAGATGGCAGAAGAGTTTATAAACATCAGCAAGAAGTGGGCTTCTGAGCCAGCAAAGATGGGGCAATATGAAACTGCACTAGCTGAATCTATTGGCAACGGAGACGCAAAAGTTGGGCGTGAAAACTTTGAAGAAGCAATAAGAAGGTTTGCTACGATTTACAATAAACACGGAGCAGATGGCATTGTTAACCTTGCTCCAGATAAGTTTTGGATGAAGCTTCACAATGAGTGGTGGATCAATGCACTTCTTAGTGGTCCAAAAACATTTGCTGTTAATGCAATTGGTAATTTGATTTCTACAGCTTGGAAACCTATGGAATCTGTTTTGGGTTCTCAAATTGCGTTTATGAAAACAGGAAACCCTATTTTTAGAACAACCAGAAATGCGTTTTTAAGCCAATATGGAACTATGATGGATTCCGCAAAAGAAGCTTTTATCTCCGCTAACAATGCTTTTAAAACAGGAGAAAGCACACTTGTCCAGGGAAGAACAGCAGTTGAGCAGTACGATTCAATTATTACTAAAGAAAATTTTCAAGCCAAACTTGACGAAATTGAAGCAAAACATCCAAACGCTTCGCCTCTAATCAAAGGATTAGCTAAGTATATTGTAACAGACGCAACTACAATGGTTGGCAATGCTATTCGTATGCCTTCTAAAGCCCTTCTTTGGATGGACGAATTTACTAAACATCTTAACTTTAGATCTGTAGCCAAGAGCAGGGCACTTGCTGAATCTTACGATGAAGGATGGAAGCTTGCTGGTGAAGGCAAGATCCAGCCCGAACAAGTAGATGAATGGGTCGCTCAAAATACAGACAAAAAGATTAATGACTTAGTTCTCAAAGGTGGTGGGTTATATTCACTAAAGAACGTAAGAATGCGTGGTGCTCTTGAAGGAGCTAGGGCTGGAAAGAATGGAGTTGAATTAGAAGAGTATATTACAGATTACGTTGCTAAAAACTATGATGAGAATAAGTCTAACCTAGCTCAATACGCATACGGATGGGCAGAAGAAGTTACATTCACAAAGCGTGGCGAAGATAAAACAATTCAAAGAATGATTGAAAATGGAGTAAGAGAACATCCATCGCTCAGGCTTGTTATTCCTTTTGTAACAACGCCTACAAGAATTATTAAGTTTTTTAGTCAACGTGCTTTTGGAGCTATCGGCTATGTTGAGGGTACGTTAAGAGGATTTAATAATACGCCCCTAGAAAAGCTTGCTCCTGAACTAACAAAAGCAAGATTACAAATAACAAAAGAACTTTATAGTTCAGATCCTTTTGTGAAAGCACAGGCAGAAGGAAAAGTAGCTATGGGTATTTCTGTTATGACAACGGCAATTGGTTTGTGGCATAGCGGAAGCATCACAGGCCAAGGACCATCAGATGAAAAAGAGCGTATCCTTAAACAGGCAACAGGATGGCAACCATATAGCCTTAGATTTAAAATGCCAGGTAGCGACAAATATCAGTATGTGTCTTACCAACGTTTTGATCCGTTAGCGACATTCCTTGGCGTTGTAGCTGACTTTTCGGATAAAATAAACGAAGACAAAGTAGGAAGTAAGGATTGGATTAACTTTATGGGTTCTGCAATTGGAACGGCACTAAGCAAGAACATCACAAGCAAAAGTTACCTTACTGGTATTGAGCAGATAATGGACGCAGTTAACCAACCTGACAGAAAGATGTCTCAGTTTATCAGCACAAGGCTCGGCTCTCTAGTTGTCCCTAGTCTTGTTTCCCAATCTGTGCCTTCTGGCGATCCTCTTATGCGTGAGGCAAGGACATTCTTAGATATGTTCACAAAGAGGATTCCAGGGCTGAGCGACAAGCTTGAACCTAAACGGAACATTCTTGGTGAACCGATTAAACGGCAAGAAGCCGTTGGACCAGACTTTATTAGCCCCTTGTTCTATAGTGAACAGAAAAAGGACAAGGTTATGGATGAACTGGCCAACTTAAGGTATTCTTTCAGTATGCCTCCAGTTGTTGAAAGCGGTGGAGTTGATTTAAGCAAGTATAGGAATGGTAAAGGTCAGACCGCTTACGACAGGTATATCGAACTAACAGGCCAAGTTAAGCTAGGCAACAAAGACCTTCGCCAAGCCCTAAACAAGCTTGTTACTTCTCCTCAGTACCTCGCCCTAGCCCCCGATCCAGTTGAAGGATTAGATAGTCCAAGAGTCAATGAACTAAAGAAAGTTATTGGTAAGTATCGGGCTACAGCTAAAGAAAAGATGTTGAAAGAATACCCAGAACTATACAGCCATAGGGTTCTGCGGGATAAGCTAGTAATGGCTAGAAGACAAGGAAAGGTGCTTGAAGCTCAAGAAGTATTGAGTGAACTGCAAAATGTGCGATGAGTCAGCAACTACATAGAGGCTTAGGCAAACTGGAAGGTATGCTTTCGGAAGTACTAAGAAACCAACAAGAATTTAAGCTTACGTTTGAAAAGCACGACACACGACTTCGTGTTATCGAGGGTAACTATATGAAAGGGCTGGGGATTGTTACCGCTATCACCTTTGCTTTTACTACGCTTTGGGAAACAATTAAAAGCAAGTTATTACACTTCTAACGTGAAAATTGAGCTAAAGAAAAAGCTAGAAGACCTGCACGAACTGGTAGCGGATACCCTGCTAGATCGCATTAACAATGGGGAAGCAACCCCAGCCGATCTTAATGTCGCAAGACAATTCTTGAAAGATAACGGAATAGATGCTATGCCAGAAAAGACTTCACCTATGTTTAACCTAGCCCTAGCCCTTCCTTTTCAAGACCAAGGCAAGCCCCTTGAGATTAAGGGTGTTAATGTGAAACAAGCAGAGGCTTTGCCATTTGAAAGGGCAGGGTAAGTTTATGTGTATGCCATTCGGAGGAAACTTTAAGCCAGGAGCGTATACACCAAAAAATTATGAAAAATTAGGGTATATAAACAAAGGCCAAGCCTTCGGTTTTACTAGGTGGGAAAAACCAGAAACTCAATCTTCTCCTACTTCTCAACCTTCTTCTATGCCTCAAAGTTCAGCAAACTCATTTATGCCAGCATATTCTGACCAACAACAACCAATGGCTCAGCAACAGGTACAACCCGCCTCAATGCCTAGAGCAACTACAAATAGATTCAGCTTTAACCAAGGAAGTCTTAGGATTGGCGAGTCCACAATGAGTGGTTCTGATACTGGTCTGAACATATGAGAGACTACGCTAAGGAATACCGAGAGTACCAGGGAACGTCTGCCCAGATCAAACGCAGGGCTAGGCGTAATATGGCCAGAAGGCTTATGATCCGAAAGTACGGAAAAGCTAGACTTCGTGGTAAAGACATAGATCATAAGGATGGTAACCCTATGAACAACTCGTTCCGCAACCTTAAGATTATGTCCAAGTCAAAGAACAGGGCTAAGCACTAAATGAAAAAAGGTTTGTACTACAATATCAACAGGCGAAAGAAGCTGGGCATTAGCCGTAGCAAAAAGAAGTCTACAATTGATTTTAAGATATATAAGTCAATGAAGAACAAAACAGGCGGGTTTAGCGATAACTAGACAAACAGGCAACACAGCTTGTTTTTTGTTTATAGTCAGTTATTTAAGCGGGGTATATGCGTGAAAAGTGGGATGCTTTGGGAGGGTACTAGGGGGTGGTGGTGGGTAACCCCAAGAAATGAGTTAGTAATCAACAAGTTAGCCTTGATTAATGAACAGGTTTTCTTTATGTTTTACATTGTTATACAGAGAGGAGTTCCTTTTTTATTTAAGTTGCTTAATAGTTCACTAGGTTAAATATTAACTAGGCTATGAATCAAATAGACCCAAGACTAAAAGACTTCAGGAACTTCCTTTATATTGTTTGGAAGCACCTCAACCTTCCTGACCCTACACCGCTTCAATATGACATTGCTAAGCGAATGGAAGTTGGTCCTGACAGGCAGATCGTAGAAGCCTTTCGAGGA